TTCTCTTCGTCGAGGTCGCCAAGCTCCCGCTTGAGCGAGGACGCAATTGCAACAAACTGGGCAAGCTCGCGTTCGATGCCGGCGCTGCAAGCGCGCATGTCCGCAAGCTGCTCCTCGATCTCCTCTTGATCAATCTTGGCTTCCGGCGTCATCGGGTAGCAGCGAATCTGGTTCAGCTTGAGCGTCGCGCGCCGCAACGCGCGGTCGATCTCGCGCTGGCGCCGCCGGCGGGCGTCGATCTCGCGGAGGCATTGCCGGTAGCGGCCAAAGGCATTGCCCGCCTTGCCCACAATGAAGTGGCAGATCTGAAAGCTGTCGTGGAACAGCTGGTGATCACGTAACAGCTCGTCGGCTTGTTCTTCAAGAGTCATTCCAGCACCTTTGCCGCCTTGAGTTTCGACACCAACGTTGCCACAGCATCACGCACAGTCTCAACCTCAGTTTTCGTCGGGTTGACGCTGATCGTCAGATTCCCAATGCCGTCGAGCGCGGAGCCGGCCACCTGCCGCTCGTGCAAGCGGTCCACGATCGACTGCAACGTCCCGCGCAGTTCCGACTCCGACTTGGGGGAGGTGCGTATGGTACTCATGGCAGGCGCTGCTTTCCGCTGACCAGCAAGGTCGCTCTGGCTTTTTCAAACGCCCACGGACGCTCCTGCGCGGGCGGCGTCTGGTCGCGGCCGGCCAGCTTCAGGTAGAACGCCTTGAATGCCATCCGCGGACGCGAGATGTAATTGCTTCCCTCTTTCCAGATCCCGGACGCAAATGCCGGCGCCAGAAACGCCGACTCGGGGTTTGGCCCTGTATGCAGCGACCAAACAACATCTCCAGAGTCGTCCGCCAGCACGCCGTCAATCTCGGTGACAACTCCGGTGGAATCCTCCCGAGAGCGGATCGGCCCAATCCAGACGTAGCTCTCAATCTCCACTGTCGAATTATTCCCAAGCACGTCCACAAAAAACGCGTCGCGGAAGAAGCGCAGGTAACCGTCACGACTGCCGATGATGACCGACGAGTCCGCGCCCCATTGACTGTTCAGTGAGCAGATCGCCGTCGGCTCGATGGACAGCGGCAGGCGCACCGGCCAGAACGACCGCTCAAACCAAGACAGCCAATAGTGCTTCCCCTGCGCCAGCGTCCCGCCGGTCTGCGTCGCAAAAATGTGAACGCCGCGGTCGCGTACGTCGTACTCCAGAAGGATCTCAAACTTGTCGCGGTCAAGGTCAGGGATCTTCAGGTCGTCCGGCAGCATCTGTTTGCTGACGCTCGACGGAAACCCTTGGGCCCCCGGAGGAAGCAGATACAAACCGTCGTAGCTGAAGAAAATAATCTCACCAACGGGCCCATAGGCCCACGCTTTTTTGCCCGCCACACCAATCACCCGGCTGACGTTGTCAATCTGTCCGCCGGCTGCGGGATCGCCGCGCAAGACGTTGAGGCTGGAAGGCCCGGCCAAGACAAGGTAATCATCCGTGTGGCTGATGATGGCCGTCAGCGGCTCGCCCGCCCTGCCCGAGTCACCTGAGTTCCCTGCAACTGCGGTCCCGGCGTCGTCCTGACCATACAAGAAGTCATGCGGATCGCCTTGGCGCGACATGAACCAAATGCTTGGATTTTCCGTCGGTCCCCCCAACACCAAGCGATCCCGAAACAGCGCGATGAGCGGACAGCCCAAAGGCACAGACCCCTTCAGCGAGTCGTCCGACGCGTCGCGGTCGGTGACCCAGTGCGACAGCTTGTTCTCCATGGCGTCGTAAATCTTCGGCCCCGGCTCAACGCGGTACGAGCAGGCCCCCGTGCCAAGATTGTTGCTGGCAGTCGTACGGCTCTTGAGCTTCAGCCCGCCTTGCGAAACAAGCTCAATCTCGAACACACCGGTGGTCACGCCGCTCCCACCAAGCTCCTCGATGTACACAAGATCACGGTTGGGGTCGATTCCGTAAATCGTCCAGTCATCAATGCCAGACGCTGTCAGCATGGCATCGGGCTTGTTGGAGCCGTTGGGGGCCAACATCGTCCCGTCGGCGCCGCGGATCTTCACTGGACCGTGATCGGCAATATACAGCTTCCCAAAGCGCTCGACGCTCTGAATGTAAGCATCGGCGTTCAGAAGGATGCTCCCCGGAACAAGCTCCATCTCGCTTGGTGATCCGGGCTTTTCCCGGTACAACTTTCCCCCTGCCGATGCCACAATGATCGGCTTGCCGCGAAGCTGCACGGCCTCATTGACGGTGTAGTTGATTTTGAAGGCGTCGTACCGAATGATTTCAGCCAGGTTGTCAAGCTGGCCACCAAAACCAAATCGGCGCCCGGTGGGCATCTCTGCGGCCGCAATCACCTGATCCAGCAGCAGCGTGGTGGCATTGGAAGTCACCCACCACACGCGGATCGAGCGCCCCGCCACGGAAACGCGGATCGTGCCGTCGTTGTTGTCTGTTACGGGCACCAGCGCGAACGGTGAGCCTGCCGCGTGTACGCCCCCCTTGCGCACCTCCATGCTTCCCGAGATCGCACCAGACACCCCACCCGTGCGGAGCGTGACCGCCAGCACAATGCCATCCTGCCACGGGTCAGGCGTCGTCTGTTGCATACCGAGAAAGACATAGGCGCGGCCATACAGGTCTCCCTGTGTCTTGGGGATGGTCAGCTCGATGCTGTAGGGCTTGAGTGGATCGTATTCAAAGTCGTCACGCACGGTCGCCATCTTGCGCGGCGGGGCGTCCGTGACCGGATCCACCAACAGCGTCAGGTTGGTGGGAGGAATCTTGGGCAGCGTCCTGCCAGGGAAATGCGTGTCCCAGTTGGCGCCGGTCGGCAGCTTCCAGACCGGGTTCAGCGTCGCGCCCAGAAAGTCGTCAAGCCAAGACCGTTGCAGGCCGGCGTCGATCGGCGTCACCGTGTTGATCATGCGAACCGGGGATCCGCCGCCAAGCAGCGTCGTGTAGCCTTTTCCGAGGCCCGGCCGACACCCTCCACGCTCACGCCGATCCATCGTGAGGTTGACACTCGGAACCTCACCCGCAGGCAAGGGCCGAACGTTCAACGCGTCGGGTGTCGAGTAGGGAGCTTGGTCCTGAAACGCAAACCGCCGATCGACCCCGGCAAGGGGGAACACGAGGTCTATTTGGCGGGCGCGAGAAGCCATGGGACAATCAGGCGATCAGGCCGTGCCCCTGCAACGCCGTCAGGATGTTGTTGATGACCACGCTGTTGTTGGCCGGGTTCGTCTCACTGAGGTTGGCCGGCGCAATCGTCGGCACGGCGCCACGCGTCACGACGTCCTTGAACGTCGCTGCCGCCTTGGTGCCCGTGTTGATGCGCACGGGGAAGTTGCCCGTCTCATCGAGATGCACATGGATGCACCCCTTTGCATACCCCTTGGCGTTGTTGGCGGGGACGGTGTTCGACAGGGCAAGCACCTTGCCGTTGGTGTTCGGATCGCCAAGGTAGACTTCCTCGTTACCGTCGCCAATATCAACCCGCTGAAAGTCACTGAGAATGCGATGCGCGGTCATAGCTTACTCCTCGGGCGTCCAGTCGCCAAGAATGGTTTGTGCCGCCTGCACGGCACCGGTAATCTTTTCGTTGAGGGCGTAGAGGACAGCCTCAAGCTGCTCGACCTCGGACATGACGCCCCAATAGATCATGGGCAAAACCTTCTCGCTTTCCGCCGGGCGATCGGCCGGAAGCTCGCTGTTCACGGCCATGTTCCGTCGACGCAGCTCCACGACAAAGCGGCGGCTGCGGTCAATCTGGCGGCGCGCCTCGTCCAGCGCGGCAATCAGGTGGTCGCAGGAACGCCCACCCTGAATCCAAGCCGTCTCGTTGTACTCGTACGCCATGAAACGCCTCCTCAAATCGAGCTAATTTGCCCAACCATGTACGGAACAACCCAACGGGATCCGTCATACAGCAAATCGAGAACAGAAGGCCCGTCGATTTCAATTCCTGACATGTTGTGAATCGAAGAGTACCAAGGACAGAAAGGAGTCAAAGATCCAATAGTCGGCGCACTAGCGAAATTGCCTGAAAAAATCAGCCTGCAATTCCATCCCGCAGGTGGCAACGAAGGAAGATCCAAGTCACCACCAGTACCATCCAGCACAACGTCGTACACCGATCCACTTTCGGAGGATAGCAGATCCACGCTGCCACCGTTGGGCGTCAGCTGAATCACCGGCGGCCGCCAGTTGGTGTTCTGCAACACCTCCCCCTCAATTGGGCCGTTCACCACGATGCTCGGCACGCCATCAGACAGAATCTGATGGACCGCCGTCCTTGGAACTCCGCCATGCCGAATGCTCATCAGGTGCACCCCAACACATAGAGGATAGAAACCGTCGCACCGGACGTGCCCGTAAACTTGAGTTGCCTGCCCGCGAACGCGCGGCCGACAATCTCAAACCTCTCACCATACTCGATCACGAACCCGTTGGTCTGGTTGTCGATCTTCATCGTCGTGTCCGCCGAGTTCGGCCGAATGACAAACAACGCCGTGTCTGCCGGAACCGTCCAAATGACCGGCGTCAGGCCCGCCAGCGTCAGCTGCGTGATCCGCGGCCCCGTCTCAGAGATCGAGTTGGCAGGGTAAAAGCTCATGGCGACCTCTCAGTAAAGCACGTCGTCGTAAAGCACGACAGAGTTGTTGCGAAGCCGCGCGCGAGGCAAGCGCAGACCGCTGCCATGGTTGGTACGCATGAAGCCCATCGAAGGCGGCGATGACAGCTGCCGATCGCGCGCGACGCTCGCACGAAGATTCTCCATGAACGCCACAAAGTGCGGCCCGGCCTCGTCGCGCTCTTCCAGCTCCGCCACGGAAAGGCACGCTTCCAACAGCGTCTCGCTGTGCATCGGACCGCCCACAAAGAAGCTGCCCCCGGCCGTGGGCACCGCGGGCACGGCTTGGTAGCGGATCAGCAACGCGTAAGCAGCGTCCGGCTTCGGGTAGAACTGCACGCGCCACCGCTGGCCCGTCGTCCCCACGAACGGGTCCTTCTGGTAGATCACCGCCGCCTCCGGCGGACCCTTCTTGTCGTTATCGCCCACCAGACGACGGAACTCAAGCTCGCCGATGATCCGCACCATGCGGCCGTCGTGCACACCGTCGTGGTAGGTGAAGTTGCTCAGCTTCCCGCCCCAATCGTCCGGGAGGTCGTAGGAAGACACATTGTTTGCCGTCGTCACCGTCAGGAGCGGCTTGAGGAAGGACCACTCGTGCGACTGGGCCTCGCCGGGAAGAACAGGGGGGAACCAAAAGCGAAGGCACCCGCGCTTCACGATGTCGTCCACGCGGGCCTGCTCGGCGGTCGAGAGCGCCGAGTAGACGCCCATGCCCAGATACCGCGTGATCTTGTCACGCAGGTAGGTTAGCGTCGCGCTGGAGTTGGGCTCTGCCATCTCTCGCCCTCAATCTTGGGCGCCCCCTCGCCGGGTAGCGGGCGGCAAGGGGGCGCGGGGGTGGTGCGCCTGCCGGCGACAAACCTTACTCGAACAACGCCCACTGGAGCCAGTCGAAGCGAACGGTCGCGTTGCTAATACCATTCGACTGACAGACAATGTGCAGAGACATGTTTTGATTGTCCGGTATGTTGGTCGTGATGATGTGGGAGTCCTTGCGCACACCGTTCACCCAAGGGACGAGATAGCCGTTGGCGTCATATTCGATACCCAAGAGCATCCACGATGAGCTGGCGGGGGCAATATTCGCCTTGGTCGTGCGCACATTCGCCTTTTCAGAAACGAATTGAAGCTGGCCCGGGTTGGAGGTCTGACTGGCCGCCGACATCTCGTAGCCGAAGTGGTCGTCAGACGTGTTGGCGCCGCCGGAGATCAGCGTGGTGTCGCGCGTCGAAAGACCGAAGAAAAACTGCAAATTGGCGCTAACTGAAAAACCAAGTCTCGCCTCGATCAGAAAGCGGCGCCTCACATTGTTCAATGTCAGGTTGATCACATCCGCAGGTTGAAGCAGGGTAATGCCGTTGCCGGCCGTTGTGGAGCCGGCGTTCAGCTGCAACAGACCATCATCACCAGAAATAATCTGGGCCGTCCCGGTGTTGACGATGGCCGTGTTGAACTCGCCCTGTCCCTGGGTCGTGCTCGGGATGAACGAGTGGAAGTGCGAGAAGTAGCTCAGACCCACAGTCGGGTCGCTGAAGAACGTCGCAGCCGGGAACCGCGTCCACATGTCGCTGCGATTGACGGTAGGGATAGTCATTGTCCGCTCCTTGGGAAGGCGCCGCTGACCTTAGCCAACGGCGCCCGGTGTCAGTGGTTCACAGGTTACTGCTGGCGGATCAGCCAAAGACGACGACGGTCCGTGCAAAGCAGGTTCCACGTCATGTCCACGAAGACTTCAGCAACGTTGTGCGCCTGCCCGTTCGTGATCGGCCCCGTCTCCTTCATGTTCCAGTCACGCAGGAACACCGGGTAAAGCACCGCCCAGTTGACGCCAACCACGGGGTGCTTGATCATCGGGTTGTTCTGCTCCTGCATCTTGTCCAGCTGCGGCACCCACTTGACCGGCGTGCCCATGAACGTCACGCTGTTGCCAAACAGCGCCAGATCCTTCCCGAGGTTGTCGTTGCGGGTCTCAAGGAACTTGCGCATCTTGTTGAGCACGTCGATGGTCGTGTAAATGCCATAACGGCTCTCGCCGCGCTCATACCCCGGGCTCTCCACGGGCGCGCGGAACTCCGTCAGCATGTAGGCGCGCCACATCTTCTCAATGAGGTCGTCGGCCGTGACGGCAACGTACTCGTCCGTGTAGTTGCGCCAGTTCTTGTACTTGGGCAGCGACGAGTCGAGTCCCGCCACGTTGTTGAACCCGGGCGGGTTCTGCCCTTCAAACCCCGCTGTGCCGCTCTCCACCATCCAGTAGAACAGGCCGTACGGGGTCAGCTTGTCGTTGGAGTTCGTCGGGCGGCTCCAGAACGTCTCCTCGCCCAGCG